ACGTAAGGGTCAACTAGATATCTTACAGTGGATTCTCTCTCTACAACAAGTATCAGAACAAGCCTATGAGGAGTTGCTTAATGCGGATAATGCTTGATTTTAAGTGTACTGTTTGTGAACATACAGATGAACGGTACGTAGATAATACAACAGAATACACTGAGTGTTCTATATGTAATAGTAAAGCTACTCGTATGATTAGCACACCTACTATTTCATTAGAAGGATACTCAGGTAGCTTTCCAGGTGCAGCAGCCGCTTGGGAAAAAAAGCACAGAATGGCTGCTACCCCAAGAGATTAGCTACGATAGCCAAGTAGTTAGTTCCTTTCCTAAAATGCTTATATGCACAGGAGACTTAATATGGCACAAGTAATAGATGAAGTTTTAATTAATGATCTAGAGACTGACTCAATTGATAGTATTGACAACTCGGAAACTTTAGATACCTCACCAGCTAAACCTGCAGATGAGGTTGTAGACAATCTACCAGAGAAATACCGTAACAAATCGCTAAAAGATATTATTGCAATGCACCAAGAGAGTGAGAAATTGATTGGTAAGCAAGGTAATGAAGTTGGCGAACTACGTCGAACAGTAGATGACTTTATTAAGACTCAAACTTCTAGAAACTTACAGACAGATGTAGAACCAGATCTTAGTGATGATGACTTTTACTCTGATCCTATACAAGCAACTAAACGGGCTATTGATGAACATCCAGCAATCAAGGATGCTAAACAACAAGCTTTGGTTATGAAGCAAGCAACTGTGCAAAATCAGATTGCTTCTAAGTATCCTAACTTCCGTGAAATTGCTACAAGTGAGGACTTTGGTAAGTGGGTAAATGGATCAAAAGTACGAGTAGAGTTATACAATAGGGCTCAAAATGATTTTGATTTTGACTCTGCTGATGAACTACTTTCTACTTGGATTGAACGTCAAGAGTATACTAAGAAAGTAACTGATACCTCTAAATTAGACCGAGAGCAACAACTTAAATCGGCAGATATGGGGACATCAGGTGCAACTGAATCTACATCAAAAAAGAAATATCGTCGAAGCGATATTATTAAACTTATGCAAACCGATCCTGATCGATACGATAGTATGGCAAACGAAATTATGATTGCCTATCGAGAGAACAGGGTAATATAAAAACAATTTAGAAAAGGATTTACAAAATGGCTTTAGGCTCAAATCACGTAACAAATACTACAGGCGCATCCTTCATCCCAGAAATTTGGAGTGATGAGATTCTTGCTGCTTATAAGAAATCTCTTGTAGCAGCTAACCTATTTAAGAAAATGTCTTTCTCTGGTAAGAAAGGTGATACTATTCATATCCCTTCTCCTACTCGTGGTGTAGCATCTCTTAAAGCATCTGAAACTCAAGTAACTCTACAAGCAGCTACTGAAACAGAAGTACAAGTATTAGTAGACAAACACTACGAATACTCTCGTTTGATTGAAGATATTACAGAAGTACAAGCTTTATCTTCTCTACGTCGCTTCTACACTGAAGATGCTGGTTATGCTTTATCTAAACAAGTTGATAGCTCATTGATCCAATTGGGTCGTACTTTCAACGGTGGTTCAGGCGTAACTTACGGTGGTGCTTACATCGGTGCTGATGGTACAACTGCTTACACATCAGGTTCAAGCAATGCTTCTGCATTAACTGATGCTGCTATCCGTCGTACAATTCAACGTCTAGATGACAACGATGTTCCTATGGATGGTCGTTTCTTCTTGATTCCTCCTTCAGCTCGTAACACATTGATGGGTTTAGATCGCTACACTGAACAAGCCTTTGTTGGTGAAGTTGGTAATGGCAACACAATCCGCAATGGTGAAATCGGTAACTTGTATGGTATCCCTGTATTTGTATCAAGCAACTGTGATACTGCTACTGGTGGTGCTCGTATTGCTTTACTAGGTCACAAAGATGCTGCCGTGTTGGTTGAACAACAAGGTGTTCGTTCACAAACTCAATACAAACAAGAATACTTAGGTACTCTATACACTGCTGATACATTGTACGGTGTTAAAGAGCTACGTGACAACGCTTGCTTTGCATTAGCTGTTCCAGCCTAATAAGTAATTAGGTTTAAACCTCTTACCCATACGATTCTTAGGGTAGGGGGTTTTTGCATAATTATTTACTCAATGGAGAATTAAATGGCACAATTTAAATGTAAACTATCAGGTACTATTGTTAACTTTGAGTATGAGCACGATATTAAGACTATGCACAAACATCCTCAATATGAATTCGTAGAACCAAAAGTAGTTAAAACTGAAAGTTTAGTAAAAGAGAAGACAGTAGCAGTAAAACCAATAGCTAAGGAGTAAGTATGGCAATCTATCGTGGGTCAGGTGGTAGTGGAGATGCTACAGCGGATACCTCAAACACCTCTGCTATTGCTATTGCTGCTGCTCTAGATTCTCAGAATAGTGCCGGAGCGTCAGCAGCTAGTGCTGTATCTGCAGATGCTAGTTCAGATGCTGCAGGTAGTTCTGCTACTTCTGCTAGTACCTCTGCTTCTAATGCTGCAACAAGTGCTGCTACTGCTACTACTAAAGCTTCTGAAGCTGCTACTAGTGCAACTAACTCTGCATCATCCGCTACTACTGCCAGTACTGAAGCTACTAATGCAGCAGCTTCAGCTACCACAGCGACAACACAAGCTACCAATGCAGCATCATCTGCTTCAAGTGCCTCAACATCTGCTGCTACAGCCACAACACAAGCCACTAATGCAAGTTCTAGTGCAAGTGCTGCTGCTACCTCTGAAACTAATGCGGCATCATCTGCTTCAAGTGCTTCCACTTCAGCTACAAACGCAGCTAATTCAGCTACACTAGCGGCAAGTTACACACCAAGTCAAACAGGTAACTCAGGTAAATTCCTTACTACAAATGGTACGGCTACCTCTTGGGGAACAGTAGATGCACTTCCCTCACAGACAGGTAATAGTGGTAAATATTTAACTACTAATGGAACTGCTGCTTCTTGGGCTACCCTTAATGTAGACCCTAATGTCACAACTAAAGGGTTATACGAACACAGTAATACAATTTCTGCTAACTATGCTATAGCTGCTGGTAATAGTGCAATGTCCACAGGACCAATGACTGTTGCAAGTGGTGCTACAGTTACAGTTCCTAGCGGTTCTAGATGGGTTATCCTTTAAGGAATAAATAATGGCAAGTTCAATAAATGCTTCAACTGCTGGTGTAGGTGGTATAATTACCACAGCAGATAATACTGGTATCTTAAACATACAAAGCGGTGGCACTACCGTTGCAGCAGTTACATCCACTGGTGTTGCTTTAACTGGCACATTGAGTACAACAGGAAATGTAACGCTTGGTGACGCTTCTACAGATACGCTTAATGTAGGCAATGGTGGATTAGTTAAGGACGCTAGTGGCAATGTTGGTGTAGGTGTAACTCCTAGTGCTTGGAGAAGCACTCAACCAACAATTCAAGTAGGTACAGCTTCTTTTGGTGCATACAATAATATTTTAGCTAATTTTGGACAAAATATGTATGTAGATTCATCAAATGTAGAAAGATATATAACTTCTACATGGGCATCTCAATATTATCAATACTTAGGTGCGCATACATGGAGAACAGCTCCAATAGGTACAGCAGGTAACGCTATTACCTTTACCCAAGCAATGACACTAGATGCTAGTGGAGCATTATACTTAGGTTCAGGTTCTACTCCTATTAGTAGTAGGTATAACGCAATATCATTGACTGCTGGTGGATGTCAAATGCGCTTTCCTACTAATGGATGGCTTATGGGTGTAAATGCTACTTCTGGAAACAATATAAATTTTTACACAGATAATGGCACAAATTTTGTAGCAGCAGGGATAATTTCATCTAATGGCTCATCAACAACTTATGGGACATCCTCTGATTACAGGATGAAAGAAAACATTGCGCCAATGACTGGTGCTTTAGAAAAAATAGCTTTATTAAAACCAGTTACTTATATTTGGAAATCTGAATTTGCTGGGACTAATATAAATGGTCAAGGTTTCATTGCTCACGAATTAGCTGAAGTAGTGCCTGATTGTGTAACTGGTGAGAAAGATGGTACTCGTGAAGAAGAATATCAAATCAGCCCAGCTATACCTGCTGTACTAGACGAGGAAGGTAACGAAATTACACCAGCAGTAGAGGCAGTAATGGGTACTCGTACTGTTCCAGTTTACCAAGGGATTGATACATCATTCTTAGTGGCTACATTAACTGCTGCCATCCAAGAACAACAAGCAATGATAGACGAATTAAAAGCAGAAATAGATTTGCTTAAAGGAGTTAAATAATGAGTTCAGTTATTGTCGCTGGCAACACATCGGGTAGTGTCACACTAGACGCACCAGCAGTATCAGGAAGTACGGTTATTACTCTGCCTACAACTAGTGGCACAATGGCTACTTTAACCACACCTAGCTTTACGACAACCAT